CGTTTGGACATGTGAAATGTAGTCACACCAACTACACCTGCGATAATGAGGTCTATAAACAGATTGAAACCATTGTAAAACATGATTTCACCACCCACGGGCATCACCTCCTTATGTTGTGGGAATATTCAGTTGCGTAGTAGAAGAATCGGCGGGAATCCAAGTTACTATTGAGTCAAGGAAGAGATGTTTGTGTTGGCAATCAGTGCATTGTGCGGTGACTGAGCAATCGTCGTTTTTAGTGAGATACTCCTCGTTGATACGAGGGTGTGCCGCGTATGTAATGACATTAGGTGTCTTACACACAAGGCAGGTGTAATCGAGCCATATTGGGGCTCCCATATTTCCTCCTTAGTTAGATATGAGGGAAGACATATCACGTTTGATAGTGATGTACGCAGCAGCGCATGGATAACAGTATTTGCCTGTCATCTGTATCTCAAAGATCATTGTGGCATCAACGCCAGAATGAACGAGATTTGTATTACTACAGCCGGGTGTAGCACAACTCATTTACTCACCTCCTTATGTTTAGACTCAAGTAGCAGATTAGCGTTCTTGAGACAGGTATCGCACCCACACGAGTCTCGTAGGGCATTTACAACCTCATAGAACTCCCATGTGCCTATCGTGATAGTCGTTTGACCGATGTCCATACAGACCCTCCTGTCGTATGTGATAACAGCATGACCCTCATGCCGAAAACCTGGTTGCTCTGCCACACAGTTGAGTGGCGTGCGTCACAGTGGCCTATTCTTCTAACAGAGATGTTAGAGAACTAAGATTATAGTTTCTCCATAGCGACACACAGAGGGCGGGAAAGTATAAGACCCCCTGTGTGCCACTAAAGAGAGAGAGACTATGCCCCTTCTGACATAGTCTCTCCCCTGCCTCTAGCGTCTTACGCTAGAAGTGTAGTTAGCAAGGCTTGAACCTTGACTAACTCAGCACGCTCAGCTGAATTGAGCGATGTGTCGACATTGGCAACGAGAACGTCTGCGAATGCTGGTGCTTGCTTGACAATGTCAATAGCAGCAGCATCACGAGCAGCGCTTCGTGCGTCAGCCTTAGCCTCACCCTCAAGAATGAGTGCGTCGAACGCATCATTGAGGGCTTCGTCGGCAGTTGTCTCTAGGGCAGACTTGATGTCTTCCCATGAGACGAACTTGGCAGCAAGAGAAGCGGTACCTGCGTCAATGCCACGGGACATGGCAAGGCCGAGGTAGAGGCTTCTTTGGTAGCCATTGCTGAGGAACTTTGCCTCGATCTTATCAAGATCTTCTGGCTTGGTTTCAGCAATACCGCGATGGACACGAGTGCGGAAAGACTCTAGTGCCTCATCGAGTGAGACACCAGCGTTGAACGCATCGCACCATGCCTGACGAACAGATGGCTTGCTGTATGCCTGATTACCGTTGAAGAAACCGGCGTCAGCAGCAATAGTCAATACGTCAGTATTGGCGAGTGTTGCATTGGTCATATATATCACCTCCTTTCCATTGACCATGAAGGGAACGGCGTTCCCCCGTGCGTAGCGTGGAATCGAACACCATAGAAGAATGGCAGCCAAGGTAGTCTTGGACACACGGACACCCAGCAGCAATGTTTGTTGCGGCGAGGGTATCGTCACCAGACCTACGCTATGAAAGGCAGGGTTGGCAACCCATTAGAGAGCGGTGGTCTAACCGACCGAGTGCTCCTAGGGTAGCGACCGACCAAATCCGAAGTGTTGAAGGATTAGGGCATGGCTCCGCCACGCTGGTCGCTTGCGGGCTATTTCATCAACCGCTTGCCACTTAGATTATCTCCCCGCCGTCATACTGTCCGTTATGTCCGTATCGTCCCTATTGTCCGTTATGCCCCCTATGGGTTATTTGTCCCTTTTGTCTAGAATCGCCAGGTTTGACAGACGACTAAGACCTTAGTTGCCTAGGCAGTGGCCTGGGGAATGATTTATCTAAGATCTTTGTTACAATTTGTTAGCTTGCCGAATTCGCGGGAGCTACAAATAACTTGCTTAACTAAAGGAGTTAATCATGATGGCATTTATGGGTCAAACCCAAAATTCAATTCCCTTTACAGCCTGGCCATGGATGGTCGGCTTTGATCGTCAATTAGACACTATCGAAAAAATCCACTCTTCTGTAGGTCGAGGCAGTGGCTATCCTCCATACAACATCATCAAGAACGACGAAGATAGCTATGTCGTCGAAATGGCGGTTGCGGGATTCACAAAGGATGAAATCTCTATTGAGGTCCAAGACTCTGTACTCACAGTCGAGGGTGAGAAGGCGGAAGCGACAGATCGAGATTACCTACACAAAGGGATCGGTACTCGTAGCTTCAGACAGACCTTTGTCCTAGCTGAGTACGTCGAGATCGCAAAAGCGGCCCTAACTGATGGTGTATTGACAATCTCTCTAATTCGTGAACTACCGGAGGCTAAAAAGCCTAAGACTATAGAGATCATCTGATATAGTTACCGGTGGCAGTCGCCTTTCACTGCCTTTAAGGATCCTCCTCTGTCTAGCTGCCTACCTCTCTTGCTACAGGGGAGGATCCCCTCACAGCTTAGAGAGGAGCTGTTATGACAACACTTATCGCCATACAAGGCAAGGGTTGGTCTGTCATTGGATGTGATTCAAGAGCATCAGATGAAAACGGCAGATTAACTGAAATGGCAACACATAAGATCGTAGAGAACAAAGGTGTACTTATTGCAGGCGCTGGTGCATCCCGCGGATCTAATATCCTGCAATTTGGTTGGACTCCACCTAAGCCACGTAGTAGTCAAGATCTAGATATCTTTATGACTAAAACTTTTATCCCAGCGATGCGTAAAGCATTCATTGAGTCTGGTTATGATATGAAAGAAGATGGCGATGCCGCAGCTCACGATTCTCATTTTATTATTTCAGTAAGGGGCGTTATCTATCCAATATACGGCGACTACTCATGGGATAGAGAAGAACGAGGTATCTACTACGCAGGTAGCGGTGCAGACATTGCATTGGGAGCGTTAGAGGCGATGAACTATAAACGTGTCAAGACACCGGAGGCCGCCGAAAAAGTCCTCCGAAAGGCGATTGAAATTGCTATACGACACGACGTGTATTCTGGGGGAGAGATCCGCACACACATTCAAAAGTCTTAATTGCGTATATACAAAAAAGGCTCGCGTTTGATGAGAAGATTACTCCAATGAAACACGACAATAACCAATTCAAGGTTAAGCGCAGAGAACCATATACTGTTTCTGGCGTTTCTGTTCCCGTGCTCCCCTACTACTATCTATGGTACGGCACCGGTTTAATCGCCCCATACGGCGGACCAGGGGGATCCAATCAAACCGCCCAAAATGATTTTGGAAAGGACACTGATGGTGCACGTCCGGGTTCCGGAAGCGCCGCAGCTGGTGGAGACGCCTCGGCTGCCGCAACAGTGTGATTCCTGCTCCGCAAGGGCTATGGTTCACTGTTTACTTCCATTTGGGGAGTTATATTTCTGTTTACATCATTACAATAAGCATGCTACAGCCCTAAAAGGTAAAGGCGCTGTTTCGACCCTACTGGGGTCTACGCAAGTTGGGAGATCAGAGTAGTGGATCTGAATAAAGGTCAGCCTGGTATGGGCGGCAATGTTGTGCAGGCAGAGAATACTCGCCCACGTTTTGGCAGCAGAGCTCTTACAGTTTTAAATAATCTTATGGGCCAAGCCTCAAGAAAAGAATTCATGGACTATCAACATAGTCTAAATCTTGATCGTGATACTCACAGAGAAGCTACAAAAGTTACTGGAGATATTTTCAGAAAACGTGCAGACATGGAACACTGGAAAGAAGGCATTGACCATGTACGCACTAATCCTAACGACCCAGATGGTCCAAAAGGTCCTATGCCACAATCTTTCCGTGTCGGTCAAGTAAGCCACGACACCGGTTCTTCTTATGCTAAAGACATGCAAGATCTTATAAAGATGAAGCAAGACACTCTTAGACAACAGCAAGAACAAAAAGAGAAGAATAAGCAAACAAAAAATACAAACACCCCTGGTGGAAAAGGTGGCGGAAAAACAAAGAATAAAGTTTCTGAACCTAAAGAACGTCCAGGTACTTTAAAAGATACTACAGCTGCGTACAAAGCTGGCCACATTGATGCTGAACAGGCTGCAGAGATTAGCCCTACCTTTGCAAGAAATTTAGGTAAGAAGGCTGCAGTACAAGAAGTTAAGGGTACTCCTGCAAAACCTAAGCAACCAAAGCAGACTAAAAAAACACCCAACAAAGTTGCTAAACCAGAAACTCCTGGGTCAGTAAAGACCCCTAAACCACCTAAACCACCGAAGGTAGGAATGTAACCAATGGCAAGCAAAGGTAATCGTGTCCTAAAAGTAAAGACGGACAAAGCTCGTAAGATGGACCGTGAATACGGTCGCTCACTAAAGTACGTTACAAAAGGTAACCCAGAAGGTACTGCTGGCGTCGAAAAACTCCCTACTAAGGCAGATGTTAATCTTGCACGTAAAGGTAAGAAGATTACTGGTGAGGAAGCAACTGAGTACACCAGTCAAATCGATGAGTACAACGAAACTCGCGCAAAGAAAAGCTCTGGTGGGGCTATTCGAGGCGTTAGTGATGCCGAAAAGCGTTCTGCTGATGTTGCTGTTGAACGCCCACTTAAAGTTAATATCCCTACCCCTACAGACGCAAAAGAAAAGGCTGCAGCAAGATTAACAAAAAGAGCTGAAGGCCTAGGAATTGTTCCTGGAATGTCTGCTGGTTCTCGTAAAGTTGTTGAATCAGAGCTTGGCGACGTACAAAAGAGGTCTGCAGCTAAAGGCCGACGTTCACGTCAACGTGAAGAAGAAGAAGCAATCGTAAAGGGCATAAAGAGGGATCAAGATCTAAAGCCTGGACAGAAGAGCACTCTTGATGTTATGAAGGGTAGAGCAGAGAAGTCTGCTCGTAAAAGAAAAATTGATGATGCTCGTACCGTAGATGTTGGGTATGCAGCAAACCAGAAGCAGATAGAGGGTGAATTAAAGGCTCTTCCTAAATCTGCTGGCACTCGAAAGAGGCCGGGAGTTACCCCAAGAAGTCTTGGACTTACTGAGTTTGGTGTATCTTCAGGTACTCGCCCAGTTGAAAGAGAAGTAAGCATTGCGCCAAATGAGGCTGGAATTCGCATTACTCCAACAACTGAACGTAAGTTGGGAAGAAAACTTCGCTATAACATTGTTAAGTCTCAAACAGATAAGGCAACTCCGGGCTATACAAAAGCAGCCGCTGGAAGCGAAAAGCAAGCTAAAGATACAAATAAGGCTAAAGAAAAGAAATTTAAGAATACTGCAAAGCGTTCTCTTGCCGTTGCACGTAACGTAGACATGAGACGTGATGAAGAAAAGCAGGCTCTATTAACTGCTGCCGAAGGATTGGGAGATTCTCCAACAGAAAAGAAAGAGAAGCAACGCCTAACTACAAAGGCAGAGACATTAATCCGTCCTGAAAAAGTAGACATAAAGGGCAAGGGCGGAAGAATCATTGCTAGTGGTGTTCAACTTGGTCCAGAGACTACAAGAACAATAGTAGACCCTAATGCACTAGATAAGAAATATACTCGTGTTGTTCCTCTTGGAGCTCCTCGCATGATGGAGAGAATTAAGGGTATGGGACCAGTAAGTATTAAATCTGGTGCTAATGCTCCGGTAACCGATGAAAAGCGCATGGCAAAACAAGCGGATCCTAAGGTTCAATACGCATCAAATAAGGCACCTAAGCTAGAGATTGTTCCACTAAATGCTCCAGATAAGACTACGGGCCTACTTCTTCGTGGAAGCCATGAAGAAGCCCTACATGCTGTGGCAAAACACGTCTTTGGTGAGAGGAATGCAATGAAGAACATGAAGCATGTTCGTACATTTGCACAGAACCTATCTAGAAACAATAGACATGTTGGGGGAGAACAAGCACTTGTTTCTGGAATGCTTGGCGTTTTAAACAAGGGAATTAAGCCTAAGACTGATGCAAACGTAAATGAGCACGCAGAAATAGATACTCACGCTACAAGAATTAACACTCTTAAGTCATCTATTAAGTCACACGCTAAAGAAGCTAAGGGTAGAGCGTCTCTTAAGGCCGAAGAGCGTGCTGGAAAGGTCGCTCAGATCAAGGCAGCGGAAAAAGAGCAGAATACTTAAGGCACTAGTGTGGGAAAAAGACGAGATAAAAGCACCACTTCTGCCGCCATACACGATAGGACAGCAAAATCTGCACGTCCTTGGAATGATCCGGACGTTGTAGATGCTAATTCCTATCACGGAATGGGTAGAAAAGGCTTTGGAAGCTATAAAAAGGTGCATGAATTTGAGAATACAATCGAAGATAAGGGCATTTTGTCCTCAGAAGATCGTCTTACATGCCGTCCTTGCGGTCAATTTAAGAAAAAATGTGGTTGCTAATGACTAAAACATACTGCAAACACGTATATCAAGAGGTTAAAGAGAATCCTTGTGAGTTTTGTGGCAAAGAAACTCACTCTACTAACTGGGAATTTCAACATCAACTGCACCGAGAGTGGATATCAAGCGGAAAAGCTAGCTTACAGGGCTGGTGGAGCATATGAGTTCAGTACAATTTGTTTGTCCAAAGTGCGGAAAAGTAAATCGAATACCCTACGGAGAACCATTAAAGTGCAAGGAGTGCGTACATGAGTTCCGGTAAGTTTAAGTCCCATCATGGGTTCAATAAAACTCAGATAAAAGATGGATGGATTGTGCGTTTACGTAAAGATGGCCGTATTCAATCAAAATTAGAGCCATATCCTCGTAAAAAGGATAAATAATGAAAAAACCTGGACTTCCCAACCACGGCATTTCCCCTCAATTTTTAAACTATGTGCCTTTAAATAAGCGTAATGTTATTCATATCGAGTCTGAAAATAAAAAACAAGACTTTAGTCATCGCTCTGATTACTGGAAAGACAAAAAGTACAGTCATGTTGCCCCAGATGGAACTGTTCACCCACAACGCTATGCAGATAGGCGTAAAGAACAAGCAGAATATGAAAGAAAGCACAAGTAATGGCTGAGAAAAAAGTTGTTGCTAAAGGTAAAGCCTATAAGGGCTCTAAACAAAATGGCGGACGTAAGATCGTTGTTGTTCACTACAAAGACTCTTCTGGTAAGTGGAGAACTACCTCTAAGAATGCCGCACGCCATGAGTACGAAAAGCGTAACGGAAAGTTGCCTAAGGGCACTGACGTCGACCACGTAGACAACAATAAAGATAACGATTCCTCAGGTAACCTGCGAGCGCTATCTCACAGTAAAAATGTTGGAAAAGAAAACAAACGTCGTGCTGGAAAGAAGAAAAAGAAATGATTCCACAACCACCTCAGATTCCAGATGACTGGAAACCCGGTAGAGACTGGACCTCTGAAATAAAAGAGGCCGGTAGATCTATGGCTGCAAGCCGCAAGTCCATAGCTAAAAAGTATCAGGAAAAAAATCTGGAGGCAGAAGAAGATGCCCGCGACTACTAAGAAAAAGAAGAAGCACCATAAGAGTCCGGCCTGGACACGCTCTGAGGGCAAGAACCCCGAGGGCGGACTAAACGCCAAAGGACGTGCCTCCTACAATCGAGAGACTGGTGGCAATCTAAAGGCCCCTGTAAAGAAGGCTGAAGCAGCTAAATCTAAGAAGTCAGCTGCTCGTCGCAAGTCCTTCTGTGCCCGTATGGAGGGTATGAAAAAACGCAATACGTCTAGCAAGACTGCTAGAGATCCAAATAGTAGAATTAACAAATCCCTTCGCGCATGGGATTGTTAAAACCTCTCTAGAGAATAGGAAATTTTAATGGCACGAGATAGCGGTTATCCACAAGTTACCGCCGGAAATATCGCCGTTGACTTCGTATGGGGAAACTTCCCTATGCAGCCAGACGATGATCGTACCGGAAACGGAAGCGCTACTGTTGTAGTAGCAGCAAATGCTGCTCAAAACAACGACTGGAGCGGATACTCTGTATTTCAGAGCCCAGCTCTAACAAAAACAGATATCACTGTAAACCTTAGTCCAGGATTAACCTCTGTTGTAGGAAACAACCACAGCGTTGCTCTAAACAACTGGAATGGTTATCCAGACTACACACCAGAAGCACCTTATACAGACACAATTGATCAAGCAGCGGTTCCAAATGTTGTTGGATTAAGCGAGTCTGCAGCTAATACTGCACTTGTTGCAGCTGGCTTTGTTAAGGGCGCAGTTACAACAACTGCAGATGGTGCAACAGCACTAAACGACGGTCTTGTAAAGACACAGACTCCTGCAGCAGCATCAGTTAAGAATCTTGGTGATGCAGTAGCACTTGTCAAGTACGCTTACGTAGCTCCGTAATAGTTGTAAATACAAAAAGAGCCGATCATATGATCGGCTTTTTTTGTTTTATTATGTTAATGTTTGCACTAGATGAAACCACTGCGCCCATTCGCAGCACTAATTGGAATATCTAATAGAATTACTTTTGCCCTAGGAGCGGGCTTTATATATCTGCTTCTTGTGATAACGCCTACCTATGCGGAAGAAACTACTCCTTCCACAGAGTCTTCGACCTCAAGTTCTCCAGCTCCATCTCCAAGTCCAGAACCTTCTGCTTCAACTTCGGACCCTCAATCCTCCAGTACGACATATTCTGCTGAGGCAAGTCCATCCCCGACGCCAAGTTCTTCATCAACTTCTGGTTCATCCGATCCAAGTCCAGCTCCTGCGCCTTCACCTTCGCCTTCGCCCACTTCAACTCCTCTTGCAACTTCTGAACCTTCTCCTGCTCCAAGCGAAAGTAGTTCTCCGTCCGCAGGACCCTCTCCATCGACTTCTCCGAGTACAACGATTTCATCGTCTCCAGAACCCGCACCTTCTGCTTCAGCGGAGCCGTCCCCCATATCCAGCCCAGAACAATCCCCGTCATCAAGCAGTACAGTACAAACGCCCATTGCCACCAGTGTTGAAACACCTACGGTTACCTCCGTTCAATCAAAAATAGAGACAGCAACTGTAACATTAAACACAGCCATTGAAGCAGCAACTACAGAGCAAAAATCAGCGGCCGCAACTCCAGTTGTTGAAGCTCAGGTGGCGATTGTACAGGCAGAGTCTGCCACAGCCGTAGCCGTTATAGCTCAAGCCGCTGTAGATTCTCAGACGGTTGTAGTAGCTACCGCAACAAACAATTTGACTGCTGCTCAAACGGCTTTAGATGCCCTTAAAGATGCTCCTGAAAATACAAAAGTTTATACAACAGACGGGTATGTAGCACCAGTAGCGCCAGAAACAGCGACAGTTACTACAACCACTCTTCCGACTATGTACGATGCATCAACTAAAATTCAAACCCCGTTTGATATTAAGATGGGCGATATCCTGTATAACGGTCAGGGCCCAAACAGCCAGATTTACGTAACATCCAAGGCAACTATTACTTTTGGCACTGGAGACCACACTTGGTGGGATTTCCCTGGTGGACCAAGTATTTCGGTATTTGCCAGCGACTATATGAATGCTGGACCAGGAACTTCTACTGTAGTGACTACTACAGAAACAACTTTAGAGGTTGATTGGAATCTTAAAAAATTTGGTGATAACAACGCCCCTATAACTAATATTAATTGGAAAATGACAGTAAACCCAACAACTGGTGAATGGACGGGTATTGGAACTGTTGCTGGAAACACCACTAATCTTTGGTATCCGCAACGCACTGGAGTTAGAGAAACTGCGGGTCAACCTGTTCAACAAATGACTGAAGTTACTAGTGCGACAATTGCAGCAGCAGAAACGGTAGTTGCAGACAAGGCTGAAGTAAAAACAGAGGCTGTTGCTACATTAACCACTCTTACTGAAACAGCTACAGCAACGGTTGCTACTGCAAATCAGTTGGCAAATGTTGCTGTTGAGAAGGTTGAGGTTGCAGTAGCTGCGCTTTCAGCACCTGTAGTTTCGCCAGAGCCTCAACAGCCGTCGACACCGCCAGTCGAACCGACTCCTGAACCTGCTCCTTCTCCAAATCCTCCTGCTCAAGAATCTTCTCAATCAACAGCTCCTCAGAACCCTGAGCCGTCCACTCCTCAACAACCTGTCGAGCCTTCGCAACCTCAGCAGCCCACAGAGCCTCAAACTCCTTCGGATCCATCTACTACTCCTTCTGATCCTGCTGACAATAACAACTCTGACAATAACACGTCCCCGGAGGAAGAGACTCCTGACGTTCCTCCAACTCCAGAAGACGGAGACGATACATCAACTCCTGAGTCTGAGGATCCTCAACCAACTCCCGAAGAGCCTTCTGAAAACGAATCCTCCGACGAAAGCGATGAAACATCTACTGAGTCACCCACAGAAGAGTCATCGAACCCCACAGAAGAGCCAACAGAGCCGGAAGATACCGAGCAAACAGACGAAGAAACTTCGGAGCCTTCGGACCCAACTGACGTAGTTGAGGAACCAGAATCACCACAGCAGTCACAAGAGACAGAGCAAGAAAATCAGTCCACAGAATCATCCCAGAATGATACACCAACCGAGGAAAAGGTTACCGCCCTCTTAGAGCAGGCTGGATCTGCCCCAGTTAGTACAGAAGCTATAAAAGAAGCTGGACTAACCTATTCAGACCTTCCACCAGCAACTCCAGTTGAGGTTAGAACTGATGAAGATGGAAATGCTGTCATAATTACTGCAGAAGTTGCTGCAGCTTTAGTTCTTTTAGAAAATCCTGCAGAACTCCTTGGAGCAATATTCGAGAACCCAGCTCAAGCATTAACAGCGCTAGGAAACATAGGCGCAGATATGTCTGAAGAAGAACGACAAGAAGCTGAAAAAATAGTTGTAGCAGCGGTGATTGCCGGACAAGCGGCAGTAAACGCCGCAACTATGGCCGCTGCAGCCACAACCTCATCAACTACTGGAGGGTCTAGTGGTGGGGGAGGACCTTCAGGTGGAAGTTCAAAGGGCGGAGATAAAATACTAAGGAGACGAGGAAAATGGTAAAGCTACTAAAAGACATGGCAGATCAGCTATGGACTCTACTAGGCATGTTTATTGCTTGGGTTGTCCTAGACGGGTCAGCTAAGACTGTTGTAGGATACGCAATTATTGGAACATTTATTGCCTGGGCAGTAACTTACCCCCTGAGGAACCCAAAGGATGAAGAATAAGAGTAGACTAGTCCTACTAGGACTATCATTACTGCTTTTGTCTGGCTGTGGGTATGACGGACATTTCCGTTATCCATGTCAAGACCCAGCTAATTGGGAAAAAGCAGAGTGTAAACCACCAGTATGTACTGCTAGTGGAACGTGCCCTGCGGACCTAGGCGTCAAACAAGAAGGAACATCAAATGGCTAAAGAAAGACTAACACCACAAGAACTAGATGCTAGATTAAAGTTTATTCTAGGAATCACCTTAGGTTCTATTTTATTTTTTACAGCTATAGGAATTCTCTATGGCCTTTTGTTCGTTACTCAACCTATTGGGGCACAGTCAGAAAATGACAAGATGTTCTTCAATGTTTTGGGTAGCGTAGCTACATTTATTACTGGAACTTTGGCTGGACTTCTTATTGGTCAGTCTGGTGCAAAAGACATTATGGCTGCACAACTAGCCAATAAAGAGATGGACTCAAAGAATACTCTTGCTGATAAAAAGCTTGAGGCAGAAATTGACGACGCTAAGGCTCGCAGACTTGCAAAGCCAGACGGAGCAGTTCCCCCAGCACATCCAGTTGACGAAGATTGGGATAAAGACTAATGGCGGAACAAGGAACAGCAGCTAAGCTTATTGAAGTTGCTACAGCAGAAGTAGGTACAGTCGAAGGTCCAAAGGACAACGAGACTAAGTACGGTGCGTTTACTAAGGCTAACTTCTTGCCTTGGTGCGGAAGTTTTGTTATGTGGTGTGCCGATCAGGCTGGCGTAAAGGTACCAAATACTGTATCAACTCCAGCTGGCGCAGCAGCGTTTAAGAAGAAGAATGCTTGGATTGACGGTGATCTTGCAGATCCAGAGCCAGGTGATATTGCTTATTTTGATTTTCCATCAGATGGTGTAGATCGAATTTCCCATGTTGGAATTGTCATTAAGGACAATGAAGACGGCACTGTATGGTGCATAGAGGGAAATACCTCTGGAGACTCCAAAGGTAGCCAACGTAATGGAGGAGAGGTCTGCAAAAAACTACGTGCATATAAAAAGAATAAAAAGAATGTGCAAGTCTCTATCGTTGGATTTGGTCGACCAAAGTTTAAGGGTGCGGCTAAATCATCCGTCCCAGCATCACCTGCTGAGACATGCGACCGTTGTGGAAAACTTTTGTAAAAGGATGTGATCCTTATCTAGAGATAAGGGGCCGGATTTCTCCGGCCCCTTTCTTTATTACTCCGAGAATCTACTAATCCAGAGTTCTATCCCAGGCTCTGATGGGTCTCCATCATAAGCGTGAGGGCCATAGCCCCAAGAACCCCAGTTAGTGCCCTTAGCCGTCATATAGAAGGCTATTTGAGCATTTACTACTGGGTCAAATAATTGTTTCTTTGTATCGATTTGTATTCCGTTTTGTTGAAATTTATCTATCCTGTCCGAACCTAAAGTTCCAATCATGTTTATTTGAAATAGCCCATAAGAGTCATCTCCTGTAGACGGAGTATCATTATGGGAAGTAGGACGTCCTGTGGACTCCCTCATAGCTACGGCCCAAGCTATTTTTAACTTTTCCCCCTTAAAGCCAGTAAGCTTTAAAAGGTCGATTAATTCATCATTTGATAGCTTTTTAGCGTTTCTGTATTTTTCAATAGGGTCAACTTCTTCTACCGCAACTGTTACGGTAGTTCCATCAGACGGTAAGATCTGATTTGACCAGGCCCATGCTACGTCTACACTCATTACAAATAAAAGTGCTAGCAATGAGGTTAATATCTTAACTTTTGCACTATACTTCACTTCATCCCCTGGGTCTAGAGGGCCAGATTGTTACCCATAACAACTGTCACTTGCCATGAGCGATACGGCCTCTTTCTGCCGCATCTATCTGCAACCCCTTTACTTGCGAGACTACAAATGCCCGGTTTCCCAGGCATTAGTAGAACCGTAGCAGTAAATACAGGGGGTCCGCAACCCTGAAGTGAAAAGGAAAAAAATGTCTAAATGTCTGAATTGTGATGATAATGCGGTGTATATTTTGGAAAAAAGGGGACAAAGCCCACAATTATTTTGTGAGAAAGATCTCCCTTGGTTTTTAAAATCTGCGCTACCAGCTGAAGGATTAAAGAAGATCTCTGATCTTGTAGTTGAAGAAGAGCCTAAGATTGAAGAAAAATCAAAGAAGCCTTCAAAGAAGGAAGAACCAGTTGTGGTTTCTGAACCGGAACCAGTAGTCGAAGAAACTGTAGCGGAAGAAGAGATCAATGAAGATAGAGACGATAATAACTAAGCAGGGACATCCTGTTCCTAACACTGTTATGCAGCCTAGAGGACCATTTCCTCCTGAGCTTCTTGAGGAACCAAAAATCGTATATGAATACGATAAGCAGGCTGAGAATGGCGGTTATGAGCTGCCAGTTGAGGGCACTGCACAAAATGACTATAAAGAACTTCGTTGGTTTAAGTGCAATATCTGTTTAACAGTTATATCTGAAAATCATCTAGAGACACATCTTTGTGAGTAAGGCTCATGGTAAATAGAAGAGGCTGGAATAGAATAAGCGCTGCAGAAGAAGCTGCACGTAGAGCCCGCAATGCCATGAACAGAATGGATGCGAGTGATTTAGAAAACTATCTCCCTCAAGAGATAATACGAGCAATAAAAAAAGAAAGAAGAAGTCTAGGAGAGCAGCTTTCTAGAGGCGTAACTCGTCCGGGATATACAACAAATGAGATCGATGTAAATATAGATCCTAGAGGCGCATACTACGAAAACGAGATGATGTATCTCGATCCGGCCCTAGCAATATACCCTGAACCGGGTGAAGAGGCGTATGCTCCAGTATCTTTTAGGGGTAACCTTACAGAGGCGCCAACAGCTACTAGCAAACCAGAACGCCCAAGAACTGTTGCAGCAGCATACGACCCAAATAGAAGCACATTAACAATCGTCTTTAGAGACTCCACCGTATATAACTATTACGACGTTAGTATGGATGAGTGGGAAGATTTTAGAGAAAAACCAAGCAAGTATGAATACATTAGGGATGTTTTAGACTACAAACCTAGAGGCCCTGCAGATATAAGCTCTGTCCCTACTGATGTAAGAATGTTTGCTTATAGGGCAACCAGAGCGGCTCAGCTTGCTGCTGAAAAGAAGAAACGGAGTAAGTAATGGCTACAACAAAAGATATAGGAAACTATTACTGGCATGGCCTAACCTATCCGTACAAGCCAAAAGGTCTGTATGAAAAAGCTGAGACTCAGGAAATTGACGAACCTTTTAGGCATGGGTCCGGGGTATCTATACGCATACCCTTTACAAAAAGGGCAATAGTTATGGGTAAGTGGGCAAAAACTGGATATACAGAGAGCGAGGCTCTAACCTACGCCATACGGGGTAGAGGATTAAAAAAGGACGAGGTAAACTGGGATGCTATACGTCAAGGAGTAAAAGAGAGTAACTGATGTTTAAGAAGCGTAAACAACAGCGTGAAATAACACGGGTTCAAAAACGAATACAAACCCTTCCTTCAGGAGAAATAGTGGGGTGGGTAAATAACTCTATTTATAACATTGATCGTAACCTATCCATGTGGAGCCGTACAGAAGACGCTACATTTTTAGAAGAAGCTCGATTAGCATCAGAGGTGCTACATGAGGCCCTAGAGTCGTTAAGTAGGAGAGTAAATGCGTGAAGACTTTGAGTTCAACGACTTTGAGGATGAGGATGACGATCTTGACTATGAAGATGATTCACAGTTTGAAGAGGTAGATGGTCCTGAGGACGAAGAAGATTACGAAACCCTAGAGTCCGATGAGGACGAGATGGATGAACTATCTAAAGAGTTCGTAGCTGTCCTAGTAGATAAGATCCTTTCCTTTATGGTTTTGCTTGTTGGGCACGACCTACACCCCTACCAGAAACCGTTAGCTAAAAGAATTATAGAAAGCGTCATAGTCAATGACGGAGAAGAAATAACTGCTCTTGCAGCTCGTCAGTCTGGAAAGTCAGAAACAATAGCAAACGTTGTAGCTACTCTTATGGTTATTCTGCCTAGGTTGGCTAAGATGTATCCAGATCTATTGGGTAAGTTTACGTCTGGTTTATGGGTTGGAATGTTTGCTCCTATTCAAGCACAGGCAGAAACTCTTTACTCAAGAACAGTAAGTCGATTAACAAGCCCACAGGCACTAGAGGTTCTTGGCGATCCGGAAATTGATGATATGCCTGGAAAGAACCCTGGAGTTACAAGAAATATAAAGCTTAAAAACTCGGGCTCAACACTAATGATGATGACAGCTAACCCTCGTGCAAAGATTGAATCTAAGTCTTTCCACCTAATGGTCATTGATGAGTGTCAAGAGGCAGACGACTTTATAGTCTCTAAGTCTATTGCCCCTATGGGTGCGTACTACAACGCAACGATGGTTAAGACCGGGACCCCATCTACCATGAAAAACAACTTCTACAGATCTATACAGCTAAATAAGAGACGTCAAGTGGGACGTACAAGCAGGCAAAATCATTTTCAGTGGGACTGGAGAGATGTTGCCAAGTTCAATGAAAACTATGAAAAGTTTATTCGTAAAGAGATGTTACGAATTGGTGAAGATTCTGACGAGTTTCAGCTCTCCTACAATTGCAAATGGTTACTAGAGCGGGGTATGTTCGTAACTTCATCTGTAATGGATGATTTGGGAGACACTTCTCAACAGCTAGTCAAGAGTTGGCACGCATCCCCAGTAGTAGTGGGGATAGATCCTGCACGTAAGATGGACTCAACCGTAGTTACCGTTGTATGGGTTGACTGGGATCGTCCAGATGAGTTTGGCTATTACGACCATAGAATTCTAAATTGGATGGAAATCCAGGGAGACGATTGGGAAGAACAGTACTTCCAAATAGTTAACTTCCTAGGAAACTACGACGTTTTGGCCATTGCGGTAGACGCAAACGGGGTTGGAGATGCGGTAGCTCAACGACTAAAGGTTCTTATTCCTAGAGCCCAGGTTGTTGCAACCACCTCTAGCCAGAGCGATCAATCTAAGCGTTGGAAGCATTTACAGGCCCTAATACAGCGCCAGATGATTTCTTGGCCTTCCCACGCTAAAACACGAAATCTTCGTATTTGGAAGCGTTTCTACCAACAAATGACGGATGCCGAAGTACAATATAAGGGTCCCAACTTCTTAGTTGAAGCCCCTAAAGAGGCACACGCACACGACGATTTTGTGGACTCTTTGGCACTAGCGTGTTCTCTAACACAAGAAATGGTCATGCCAACCGTAGAGGTTAGCGCATCTCCATTCTTTTAATAGAAATTCGTTTAGGACCAAAAATATCCTTGTAGGTACCAAACTTATATACAAGGATCCTTAAAAACCTTATAAGGAGTAAATAATGGCAATTGCACCAAACCCTGGCTTTCCTGAGAAGACCGGCTCAGTTTACGAACGTAAAATGGCTGGAGCTGTTCCAGGACAGCGCGGACCTCTTCGCTTTGAAGAGGGAGTAGCAACTGATACCGATGTTCCAAATGATTTTCAACTTGGACTTGATCAGGGCTACGACACACCAGCTGGGCGTCCTAACCACAATCTAAATGTTTTTGAGAAGTCTGCAGAAGAGACTATGAGAGAGCGTGCCCACGTCGGTTCAGCCGCATGGGTTGAAGCTCCTACTTATGTAAATGAGTTTTCTCAGGGTAACTTCCAAGACTACGCAGAACCACGGATTGAAGAGGTTGCTCGTTCAGGCGGTCGTTATCAAAGAATGAACCCTGCAGCTGTAACTGACTAATCAGGGTAAACTTTCGTACTAGGTACCCGGCTTCGTTACCCCTTCTCCGAAGCCGGGCACCACTTACTTTAGGAGAGCGATGGCTGAATCAGGAGTACCTTCAAATCAGGTATTGTGGAATAGCTTAGTGTCACAAGCAAAAGCTAAATACCCATCAAGAAGAAGCAAAGGACTTTCATTTGCTGCCGCTTCTTGGGTAAAACAACAGTACGCTTCAAAAGGTGGTCAATACGTTTCTTCAAAAGCAGAAGTAGAAATTCGTGATACTAAAAAAGAACTGATAGATAAAAAGAAAAGAAAAGAAGCGGACATTAAAAGAAGAAAAAAGTTAAATCATCAGCTTAGCTAACGAGAGTGAAATAGAGTGAGTATAGATTTTAGTCCTCCGTCGTATAGGGCGGCATCCTCTGATTTAACTATTTCAATTTCTCCACTAGGATTAGTGGAATTAGCAGATGAAGAGTTTGAGGTTCACGGTCCTCGTCTAAACCGTTATTCATTAAACTGGGCAATGTATCTTGGCCATCACTGGGCTTATCGCAGAGAAATTGGCGAAGCTCAAATGGTATTTAATTACTATAGAGCCTTTACAGATTATATATGTAACTTCACCTTTGGTCGAGGAGTTACCTTCCAGAGCAGCTACGCTACAAATGCGATACTTCCAGATATTCTAAAAAGAGTTTGGGAAACCGACAATGAAAAGCATAGCGTTCTTTGGGAAATGGGACAACAGGGCGGAGTATCTGGGGACTGCTTTGTAAAGGTAGCTTACGAAGAGGCATTTACAGACTCTACTGGGCGAGTCCATCCTGGACGTGTACGTATTCTTCCGTTGAACGCATCATTTTGTTTTCCAGAGTTTCATCCACATGATCGCTCCCGTTTAATTAGATTTAAGCTTAAGTACCGTTTCTGGGGAACATCCCTAGAAGGAACTCGTCAGGTATACACATATACTGAAATTCTTACTGACGATCGCATCGAAGAATACATTAATGATGAGTTGATTGATTCAAGAGCAAACCCTATTGGAACAATTCCAGTAGTTCATATTCCTAACGTCCGTGTTTCTGGATCCCCTTGGGGACTTTCTGATTGCCATGACATTATTGTTTTAAATAGAAACTATAACGAAGTAGCTACAGATATTGCCGACATCGTGAACTATCACGCAGCCCCGGTCACAGTGATCACGGGCGCCAAGGCATCCTCCCTTGAAAAGGGACCGAAGAAGGTCTGGGGCGGTCTACCCAAGGATGCTCAGGTATTTAATCTAGAAGGTGGCGGACAAGGTCTTGCCGGAGCAATGCAGTATCTTGCAACTCTAAAGACCTCAATGCACGAAATGATGGGGGTTCCCGAAACTGCCCTAGGCCAAGTTCAGCCAATCTCAAACACCTCTGGAACAGCTCTATCTATTCAATATCAGCCTCTTATGAACCGCTATAACCAGAAAATGACTCAATATAGCGAGGGAATTAAGAAGATCAACGAGCTTGCTCTTTTGACCATTGCGATCAAAGAACCAGAGCTTTTTACCTACAACCCAGATTTTAATGGCCCAATAAAATTAGATCAAATAGCCCAATTAGATCCAAACGACCCTGTAACATATGAGACAGTGGTTCACTTCCCTCAACCACTTCCTCTAGACAAGCTCATTCTCTTGAGCGAAATTCAACAGAAGATGGCTTTAAATCTAGAGAGTAGGGAAGGGGCTTTAAGAACTTTGGGAGAAGAATTCCCAGATGAAAAGCTTCAAGAAATTCGTCAAGAGCTTATTGCAGACGCAAAAGCAGATGGCGCATTGAATCTTGTAAAGAAGCAAATCGATGCAGCAATTGCATCGTTAACTGGATTGCTACCAGATGGATCAGGGGGCTCAACGCCTGCACCTGGTTCAGAAGTTGGTAGCGGAGTTGGTCCAGGACCAATGGGTCAGCCAGGAGTTATGTCTCCTGAAGAGGCTCAAACAATCGAACAACTCCAAATAGATTTGGTCACCAAAGCATATGGAACCAGACTTCCAGGACGTAAGATGCCTGGAACAGATTCTAAGTTTGGTGATCAATAAAATAAATCCGCAGGTCATCGTGGCATTAATTCGGACAACGACCTCTTAAACCTAAGGAATAAACATGTCAGAAGCAACAAATGTTGTTGACACTCCAGAAGTGCGTGAAGCATTTCAAACGGATATGCCAACACAAACAGAAACTCTAGTAACACCGGTTCAGCCTAAAGAAGCCGCAACTGGTAAGTCATACACCGAAGAGGATCTACGTAAGGTACGAGAGCAGGAGAAGTCCAAACTCTACCCACAGATTGATTCCCTTAAAGAAGAAGTATCCCTTCTAAAGAAGGAACGCGAAGATCGTCAAGCAGAGGCTGACCGTCTTCGTCAGGAACAAGAGGCTGAAGCCCGTAAGAAGGCAGAGGCTGAAATGGATGTTCGCCAGCTCCTAGAGTCTAAAGAAAAAGAGTGGGCGGAAAGAATTGAGCAAGAGCGCGTAGAGCGCGAAAAAGCCTTTCTTCTTCTCGAAAGAGAGCGTCAGTTTGCAGAACTCAATGAGTACCGCAATCAGCGCCTACAGGATGAAAGGGACAATGTTTTACCAGAGCTATTGGACTTAATTACAGGTAATACTAAAGAGGAAATTGAATCCAGTATCTCAGGTCTAAAGGAACGTTCATCACGTATCCTTGACTCTGCACAGCAGGCTATGCAGTCTGCTCGTAGAGAAATGACAGGCAGCCGGGTAACCGCGCCGCCTTCCGGACCCCTCGACACCAATTCGGATCAACAACAGTTCACGGCGGAGCAAATAGCCGCTATGTCGGTTACCGAGTACGCAAAACACCGTCAACGTTTGCTGGGATCAGCAACCGATCGCGGTAAGGGAATATTCGGATAAAAAGTAATTTCAACTATGTTAATTAACACTAAGGAGTAATACCGACATGGCATCAGCCGTAACAGGTACCGGTAATCTCGCCGCGTCACCTACAGCGTATTCTGGCGCTAATAGCCAGCTTACCCAAGCAATTCAAACAATCTGGTCAAAGGAAATCCTTTTCCAGTCAATGCCGATTCTTCGCTTCGAACAGTTCGCTGTTAAGAAGACTGAACTAGGCGTTGCACCTGGTCTCCAGATTAACTTTATGCGTTACAACAACCTCGGCTTCGCTTCAGCGCTTGTTGAAGGTGTTCGTATGCAGACAAACGCATTGACAGCACAGCAATTTTCAATTACTGTTGCAGAGCACGGATACGCAATTGCAGTATCTGAACTTCTTCTCAATGCATCCTTCGACGATGTGATGGCATCTGCTTCACGTCTTCTTGGTCGCAACATGGCCCTCTATCTTGATGGCCAGGCACGCGACACACTCATGGCAGCATCTTCCGTTATTTACGGTTATGATCGTTCTGCTAACGTAGCAGTCAATGACTGGTACACATCAGGTACTGTTGGATCTTCCCGTGCTTCTTTGACCGGTAACTTCCACCTAACCACCTCTACTGTTAAGGATGCAGTCGAGACTCTAGCAACCAAGAACATTCCACGGTTGGGCGAAACCTACGTGGCATTCGTTCACCCACACCAGAGCCGTCGTCTTCGTGATCTTCCAGAATTTATTGAAGTCACTAAGTACGCTGCTCCAGGTAACTTCATGCTCGGTGAAATTGGTCGTCTATACGACACAGTATTCATTGAGACCACACAGATCCAGAAGGTAACAAACGGTGCAGGTTCAGGTTACACAACTGACACCGCTGTTGCTCCTGGCTCAATTGTCTACCCAACTGGTGGAGGTTACACCACCCCAGTAACAAAGACCGGTAACGGTAACAAGGATCGCTACACAGCAATCTTTATTGGTGACAATGCATTCGGTCACGCAATCTCCCTTCCAGTCGAACTCCGCGATGGCGGTATTCTTGACTTCGGTCGTGAGCATGCGCTTGCTTGGTACGCTATCTATGGTCTTGGTCTTATTACTGACCAGTCTGTAGTCTTGGCAGAAACCAACTAAGAACTTTATGACCTGGGTATGTCTTAAAACTGCCCACTAAAAACAAGAACTTAGGAGAATAATAATCGTGGCAAAAGCAAAAGTTACTGATTTTACTGGCCGTCAACGTGAAGAAATGATGAAGGCCAACGCAGAAGCTCTCGCAAAGAGGGCTGAAGAAATGACACTAGCCTCACAAGTTGAGGCGGAGAGACTAGAGACTGAAGTCTATGATCTTACAACAGGATCAGAGCCAACAGTTATCGATGAAGTCGAGTCTCTGGGCGTAACAAGTGCAGACGACAGTCAAGTTATTCGTCTAGCTGAAGATCTAGAATTTGTAACAATCGGCGTAGGAAATAACTATTCCTTTAAGGCCGGACAAAAGTATAAGGTTCCGAAGAATGTGGCAGCACACCTTCAAGAAAAAGGATACCTATACGAGCGCCTCTAAGGCACATATCTAGGACGCCCGCTTCGACTAAACGCCCTCCTGTCGAAGCGGGTCTTTTTTTAACCTGTACAACTTAAGCTTATTTGAGATTATTAGATAAGTAGATCTTGAGGATATGAGGATAAGTGGCAACTTTAGCATCCCTCGCTGACCGCTTGAGGGCAGAAATTGGCGATATAGCCCGCTCATTCACTGAGGAGTTACGCGGTGACGGAGAATCAAAAAGATTCCAATTAACTGAGGCCCCAATAAATGCAGCTTCACTTTCGATAAAGGTGAACGGCGTAGAAGTATCCTCCACCGCAACTATAGAAGAAGTTACTGGAATGATTCAGCTATCTTCTGCCCCTATTGATGGGGCAACCGTATATATTTCTGGAACCTCATTTAAATACTTTACAGATACAGAAATTCAATACTATGTAAACACTGCGTTTATAGAGCACGCAAGAAGCATTACAGACAGTAACGGTAGCCGAGTTACTATGGCAACCCTTCCAGCTATTGACGAGTATCCAGTAGTTCTTTTGGCATCTACTATGGCCCTGTATACCCTGGCTACAGATGCAGCTTTTGATATTGACATTATCTCTCCAGACGGAGTTTCTATTCCTCGTTCCGAGCGTTATCGCCAGCTCATGGAAACAGTTACAAATAGAAAAGAACAATACCGAGAGCTTTGCAACATGCTTGGCACCGGTATGTACAAGATCGAAGTATTCACTCTACGCAAGATTAGTCGACGTACAAACAAGTACGTACCGATTTATCGTCCACAGGAAATCGACGATGGGTCTATGCCACAAAGAGTCTACCTACAAATGCCAGACTATGGCGACATTACCTTGCCAAGTCCAGTTACTAATAAAGATCTTTCTTTGTACTCAGGAGACGACTTTGACATCCAGCTCAAATTCTCTATGGACCTATCAACTTACACGCCTCTTGCACAAATTAGACTTTTCCCAACATTCCCATCAAATCAGGTGGGCCCAGTTATCCTTACTACCTTTGAAACTACGATAACAGCATCTGTACCTGGAGGAATACTCGATACATTAAATCTTCACTTGGATAGTGATGTTACTGCAAAGCTTCCAAGAACGGCATATTACGACATACAACTTACATCAAGCACAGGTCTTGTTAGAACGTATCTAGAGGGCAAAGTATTTACTAAACCTCAGGTATCGAAATGACAGATCCAGAACTAATTCAAATAATTCAGCAAAGTCCTGAAATAGTTGTATTCGGACCTGAACAAACCGGTGCTGCCGGTTCTCCTGGTCCAACAGGGCCAACTGGTCCACAAGGAACTCAAGGACCAACAGGACCAACTGGAGTTGCTGGTGGTACTGGCCCTACTGGTCCAGCTGGAGCTACGGGCCCAACTGGCGCTACCGGTCCTCGTGGATTTACTGGACCAACAGGTGCTGTTGGTACAACTGGCCCTGTTGGCCCAACCGGTGCAACAGGCGCAACAGGTCCGCAAGGAAACAAAGGTGATACAGGTTCTATTGGACCTACTGGTCCTACTGGATCTCGTGGTGCTACGGGTCCTCAAGGTGAGGTCGGTCCTACAGGTCCGCAGGGTGTTGGACTAACTGTTCAGGGAACTCTTCCAGATGTCGGAAATCTTCCACAGTTTGGTCTTGCAGGCGACGCATATTTAATTGATGGTGATCTATGGATTTGGTCACCAAACAGCAACACATGGATAAATAGTGGACATGTGCAGGGACCAACTGGCGCACAAGGCGCTACCGGTCCAACTGGTGCAACTGGTTTAACGGGTGCAACCGGTCCAACAGGTCCACAAGGTTTAATTGGTTTTACTGGAGAAACTGGACCTACAGGTCCGCAAGGAGCAACTGGTGCAACAGGGCCGCAAGGAGATACTGGACCTCAAGGTCCTCAAGGAGTCACAGGACCACAAGGAACAACTGGACCGACTGGAGCTCAAGGAGATGTGGGCCCAACTGGATCTGCTGGTGCCACAGGACCCACAGGAGCTGTAGGAGCAACTGGACCTACTGGTCCTGTTGGACCACAAGGTGCTCAGGGTAATCAAGGTATTGCCGGTCCACATGGACATACTGGTCCTCAAGGCGACACCGGACCTACAGGACCTCAAGGAGAATTAGGACCGACAGGTCCGCAAGGTATAGAAGGACCTACAGGACCTCAAGGTGAAGCTGGTGTAACTGGTCCTACTGGACCTACCGGTGCAACTGGACAGGGACTAAATGTTCTTGGTGCGTTAAATAATTCTGGGGAACTTCCTGCTTCCGGATCTGCTGGCGATGCTTACATAATTGCTGGAGATTTATATGTATGGAGCACAAATAATTCTTCCTGGGTAAATGTAGGAAGAATTGAAGGTGCAACCGGACCAACTGGTGCGACAGGCGCACAAGGTGAAGTTGGCCCTACTGGCCCAATTGGTTTAACAGGAGATACTGGTCCACAAGGACCGCAAGGTGATGTTGGTCCAACTGGTCCAACAGGTCCAACAGGCGCAGAAGGTACATTCCCTAACTACGTTGGTGAATACAGCAATGGTGCTGATTACAACGTAGGAAATATTGTAAGCATTCCTGTTGGAAGTCCTTACGGAGATCCAGGACAATTATTTATAAGAGTAAGCAATCCAAACAATCCTGGTTATCCACCAGGAACTTCTTCTTGGGAACCTTACTACGCTGGTTCTACAGGACCAACAGGTGATGCAGGTCCTACTGGAGCTACAGGAGACACTGGTCCTACTGGTCCTACTGGAGCAACTGGTGACATTGGTCCGACTGGCCCTACAGGCGATACCGGACCAACTGGTCCACAGGGAAACTCTTTTACAATAAAAGGAACAGTAAACTTAATTGCTGATCTTCCAACATTAAATAATGCTGTTGGTGATTCCTATGTTGTACTAGAAGATGGCGGACATCTCTATGTTTGGGATGGAACAGCGTTTGACGATATAGGACAGGTAGTTGGTCCTACAGGTCCTACGGGCCCAGTTTCTACAGTTGCGGGTCCTACTGGTCCTCAAGGAAAGTTTGCCTATACATCAACTACTCCTCCAGCATCCGCAAATAATGGAGATGCTTGGTTTAACCCGAATGATGGGTCTGCATATATTTGGTATGATAACTACTGGATTGAAGTAGGTGCTGCACCTCTAGGCCCTACCGGTCCAACAGGACCTGCGGGACCAATTCAAGACATTATCCCAGTAATTGTTTCAGCGTTTGACCATGCCAATCATCAAGGACTTACAGTAACCTATGACGCAGAGTCTGAAGAAGTGCGTATCATTTCTGATGTTGCGTTTATTGAAGCAGTTGCTCTAGCAGGGCTATAAGGAGACATAGTGCCAATTAATCCCAGTTTTTCTGCTCTAGAAGCAGTCATTACTGCCAAGGTAGAGTCAGTAGCTACCAACATTGACAACAAAGACCTTCTAATTCAGATGAAGGCTCTTGAAGCTGCAGTAGCAAACCTAGCTTTAACTAAAGTTATTGCTGAGGGTACCTTCCAACAAGGTCAGGTAACCAGCACTGCAAATACTGCAATCTCAACACTGAATACTGGAGTAACTACTGCTCAAACAAATTTAAATAATATTGTTACTACAGCAACCTCAAACCTAAATACCGCGGCATCAAATGCCATTGATGACTTTAATGATGTAGCTACCCCAGTAATTGCAACCATCAACGATCTCCTTGCAGACCTTGGTGAGACAAATACTCAGGACATTATCGATCTGGTTACTGCGTCTTTGGGACAGATAACTACCGCTGCAAATACAGCTACAGGTCAGATAGCTTCAGCTCAAAGCGATGCCCTAACCATCATTGCCTCGACCGGAACCTCAGCCATAGGAAACATTACCGATACCCGAGACCTTGCCCTAGGAGCTTTAACCACCCAACAGACCTCATCTATTACGGCTATAAATACCGCTAGAGATGCGGCAGTTGCTGCGGTTAGTGCCTCCGGAGACGTAACCAATCAGATAAACTTCCTAAGAAATGACCGTTGGCTTGGTCTTAACATATTTGGGCCATCAACAGGCAATTAAGGGTTCAAATTGACAATTTTTACTTATACTAGCTTACTGGGTAAATCCCTCGAAGGAGAAAACTAATGCCATCCTACTCAGCGCTTAATACGCAAATCGATGCGGTCAAGGCAGAGATCACCACATCACTTGCTGCAAGCACTTATACTGCTCAAGACTTGGTTTATATTGCCAAGACACTTGAAACTCTTGGCAACCTACTTGGCATTAATGACCTAGTAGCAGCATCAGCCGATGCTCAAGATGCACTTAATGATCAACTCGAAGCAATTCTAGACGGAACTGCTCCGGCTAACGTAGGTAAGCTATACGTAGGCGCTGAAGCGCAGTCCTTTGAATTGTCAGCTGGTCTACAAGACCCTGCAGTTATTGCAAGTATTAATACTCCAGACTATGCACAGATTGCTTTCCAAAATAAGGGAAATGGTGCAAACTCTTCAACAGACTTTATTGCCTATTCAAATAACGGAACAGATGATTCTGGATATATTGATATGGGTATTACATCTGCAACATTTGCTGACCCAGACTTTACAATTACCGGACCTAACGATGGTTATATTTTCTTCGAAGCACCAAGAGTTTTAACCTCATCCGTAAATGGTAAGTCTCTAACAAATAACGTAGCAACACTTACTACACCTACAGCCCACGGATTCCGTGTTGGCATGCCTGTAGTTGTTACCGGCGTTGACGGTATCTTTAACGGAACTTACACAATTGCATCTATTCCAACAACTACTAGCTTTACATACGCTAAAACAAATGGTGACGTAACTTTCTTAGCGGTATCTCCGGCAGGAAACGCAGTTGCTGGAACCACTGGTAAGGGTAACCTAATATTTGCAACATCAGATAACGGTACTGAAAATAATATTATTTTTGCAGCTGGTGGTCTTGCATCTGACAATACTCAGATGGTTATCATTCCAGACCAAACTGTACACGTTGAGATCGCTACCCAATCTACTTCCACAACTACCGGTGCTCTTGTAGTAGCCGGAGGTATGGGTGTTACTGGTGACGTAAATATCGGTGGTGACGTAAACATCACGGGTACTATCTCCTTTACAGGCGGTGGAACAACAGTTGAAACTGCAAACATTTCTATCGTTGCACCTATGGTATTCACCGCACAGGACAATCCATCAAATCTGCTAGACTTTGCCCTTGTCGGAGAATACAATATTAGTGGATCTGATAAGTGGACTGCGGTCTCTAAGGATGCAGATACCGGTGTTTGGAACTTTGTATCTAATATTACAACAAAGCCAACAACCACTATTAACTACTCACAAGCAGGACTTGCTTATGACAAGATTAAAGTGGATCAAGTTGAGCTTGTTTCTGCCCCAGCAACAGCTACACAAGCTGCAAATAAGGGGTATGTAGACACTGCTCGTGCTCAAGAGCAGCTTGCAGCAGTTATGGGAATATTCTAACCGACGGGTAAGAACTAATAGTTACTTAGGAGGTAACAAATAAATGGCAAATACAGTAAAGAAGCTGTTCCGCGGCAACGTGGCAACATCTGCAGCAGATGTGTACACAGTGCCATCAGCTACTACTGCAGTAATCACCAATATCGTGCTAACAAACACCACTAGCAACGTATTGACTGGAACAGTAAAGCTATCTACACATGAAGTGCTCTCTGCAGTAACAGTTCCTGCAAACGGCATTTTTGCTCTAGACATTAAGCAGGTTATGGATGCATCTGAAACCGTAAACGCAGTTGGTTCTGCTGCAGGTCTAAAGCTTCACGTCTCAGGGATGGAGATTAACTAACAATGGGAGCTCTAGTCTATCCTTCAACATCTGGCCAAGGCGTAGGTGCATTAACCTATAGCTTTGCTGCCGCTCCTGGTGCTGAATACAACACCACTGAATTAAATGCTAACGGAATCTATGAGTTTCGTGCTCAAGAAGAGCCACTAACCGTAGCTATCTACGCTGTTGGTAATCTTACTTCTCCTATTGAGACAGTAGCTCTTGCTAAGAATAAAGCATTTACTCATAATGGAACCATTGCTCGTATCCGTATTTTGAGCTCATCTACTGGTGGAAACACTGCTGGTACTGGTTCAACACTTCTTATTATTAAGTACAGCTCTTCAACACCATCTCGTACAGGATCTGCAATCGATGGTCTTGGCGATGTTTACGCACACACTGAGAAGTCAACTGACTGGTTTGCTTACGAAGGTTACGGAATGAATACCAGCCGTAACCCAATGACAGCTCGTCTTGATGGAACTGGAAGCACTGCAGCTTGGGTGTGCTGGACATATAACTCAGCCGGAGATGGCGTATACCGTTTCCGTAACACCCCAAGTACAGGACAAGGAATTGGTACCTCCTCAACTACCTTCTCAGGTATTGCTGGAAACTTCTTCTTCAAGTCCATGTCCAATACGACAAATACTTGGACTCGTCTTGCAGACATTCCTCTACCTCCACAAGCTATTGAAAACGGAACTACATTTGCTGAGCAGCGTCTACGCCGTGCAGTAATGTGGGATACCGGAGATGACCTTATTGTTTGGTTCCGCTGCGTTGATAACAGAACCCAGACAATTAACTCTGTTCAATATACTTCAGTAGATACATACCTATACATCTATACAAAAGCTACTGATACTTGGACATTTGTTGGTGCGTGGAACCTTGGCGCAACAGGCTATAACTCATATGTTGATGGTCCTCAAATGTCGTTTACTCACGTTATAAATGGCGTTCGCTTCTGGTACAACTGGCAGCAAGAGCGTTCAAGTAACGGATTTATTCGTTATAACCTAGCAACAGGTGTTCGTGAAGCAATCACTTCAGCAGCTGATACTTGGCATGAAGGATCTTATGTAAATAACTACTTCCTTGCTAGCCCAACTCAAGGTATTGGTAACACTGATGGTGGTTCAACTGACTATCAGATTTACGACCCAACTAACAACGTATGGGCAAAGGTAACCCCCCCATCACGTCTAAATGAGGCATCAACTTGGTTCCGTGGCGGTCAGATTTTCCGTTACAACGCAACTTCGTTTGGTGTTATCGGTCGTCGTACATATACCACAGACAACACAGCTCCAGGAAACGGAGACCGCTATTGGGGACGCCGTCTATGGATCTATGACACCGCTACTCAGTCACTTGATCGTTGGTTAGATAAGTCCTTTGAAATGGAAGATTTCTACCCAGTAGCAATGCGTCCAGGACATGATACTTATGGTTCAACCTTTATTTGGCAGCCAGCAGGTTCTTCTTGGAATGGTCGTTTCTTCCGCTTCCGAAACAACTATGGTAGTTCAGCGCTATCTCGTCATAACCACGACTATGTAGACGTTACAAGGCCAAAGAAAGTAGATCTTATTGGAGCATATCGTCCTCGTGGCGAAATGTCTGTAGGTCTAAATACCGTTCTTGCATTTGGTTTACACAGAAACCCATTCGCTAGAGCTGTGATCTGGGCATCCTATGGTCAAAATACCTGGGATTCTGAAGTTCGTGGAGGACGTTCAGCTGGATCAACATATGACTCTACAGGTAGAAGCCGACATGGTTTTGAGAGCATGGGTGCAGAACTCATCTCTACAGCTGGAGAAATTTATCCAGTTCTAAATGATATGCAAATCATTCAATCTATTTACGACCCACAAATGCGTCGTTATTATGTAACTGGTTTTAGACCATCTCGTTTGGGATTTGTTTGGAACAACGGTAACTATCCATTCTCCACATTCAACCGCTCTCCATGGCGTCAAGTTTCAGCGTGGGTCGAAGAAGATACCGGAAGATTTGATTATCTAGATTACAACCAGGGTGGTGATGATACATCTGACGATACCTCTAGAACATGGGCGCAAGGTCAACCGTTCATTTCCTCAACTGAAAACCCAGGTGAAATCTCAATCTTCTCAAACGGCCGTGCATATCGTCCAGGAGTCCACTTCATTCGTCCATACGACTCTGATGTGTGGGAAGTTTATAATATCTGGAACCTCTTTAACTGGGAGTATGGATTTACACAACGCTTCGTAAGCTATAACTGGATCAGCTCACAGTGGCAAGGAGATGGCCGCGTACCTCAGACCTATACATTTACACATGACGCAATCTCTAATAACTTTGTGCAAGTTGTTAAGTTTGGAGCCGGTCGTCTAAGCCGTACAGGTATTCCAGAGGGAACAATATTCTGGGATGGACGTTCACTCCTTCAGTATAGCCAGGAATCTGGTGTAGCCCCATTTGCTGCTACACAAACCGGATGGCGTCGTTTGCATACAACCTCTAGCCCATATTGGTCTCAAGACACTACTATGAACCGTACACCTCACGTATGGTACGACGGTCGATATGCGATCTGCGAAAAGCCTGACAGCACAGGTTACTATGTCTTTGATATGGACAACCTTTCTGCAGAGCCTAAAGTAATTGTTTCTCATATCCCAATTAACTCTCGTCCTACCCCTAACTATCAGGGCGGTAACTCTGGAAGTATTGGTAGCTTCTGGTGGTACTTCTCCTATAATAAGGCTTGCCTCGGTGGCGTAGAAATCATCGCAGGTGGTTCTGAACAGGACAGCGTACGTACTTGGAGAAATCCAAACTACTACCTAGTAAGATCTAAGGAGGCATAACAAATGGCGTTTACAGTAGAAGTAGATAAGAAAGTAGCCACTATTCTTCGAGATGGTGGAGTGTTTCTTACTCAATCTTTTGATCCTCGTGAAGAGGGCAACACTCCGTTTGACTCAAATGCAGACGCTCAAGCATGGGCAGAAGCATTTGTTGCTCAAACAGAGGTTGAAGAAGCTGCAAAGGCTGCTGAAGAAGCGGAAAAGAAAGCCGCTTTTGAAGCAGAAGAAGCAGCTCTAAAGGCCGCTATTGAGGCACCTGCAGAAGAAGAATAATTAAATAGCTTGTAGAATAGGCGGGTCTATATGGCCCGCCTATTTTATTTGGAGTAACTATATGAAAGTACTAATATCTACTCAATCGCCAAATCCCCAGATATCTGCTTTTTTTGCAAAAAGCCTTGCTGAAACCTACGCTCTGGGAGAAAAAGAAGGTATTGAATTTAGATTTATGTGGTCTCCGGATGAGTTTAGTTTTCGAAACGAAGCGGCAGAAATTGTAATAGAAAAAAACTATGACGCCCTAATATTTATAAAGCCACATATTCAATGGGTAGCTACAGATTTAGTAGGGATAATTAAGGGCGAATCTTTAATTGAGGGCGTACCAACAAAACAATACTTTGCTCCAGAACAATTTTATAAAGCAGTATTAAATGACTCCCCTAATCAGGATTCAGATAGTCCTATAACTGCAAAGCTTATGGATCTAGATATGGTAGTAATTAAGAAAGAAGTATTTGATCGCATAAATGACTTTGTAATCAAGGCTAACTATCCAAAAGAAGACGGAATAATTGAACAAATACCTATTTATTTTTATTCGTCCACGGATGAAAATGGCCCTATGAGTCAAGACATTAACTTTTGTAAGGCTGCAGAAAAAGCAGAGATACCAATAGTTATAAATAAAGACATGGCTATATTTGAGCATGTATGGGTTCCATATAAAACATACATAGGCAACGATATTAGAAAAGACTTTATCAATAAGGGGTTTGAAGAAGTTGAGCAACTTTAAAAGTCAAGCCGGACAAGATCTATTTGCACTGTCTAAAAATGACTATAAAGTTGGTGGAACTTTTTTAGAGATAGGCGCCTATGACTCGGAAAGCATATCTAATACATATGTTTTGGAGGTAGAGTATGGCTGGACGGGGTTAGCTATAGAGATAATTCCAGAAAGAGCAGAGCAGTACATCAGTAAACGGTCCTCCCCATGCATAGTAGCCGACGCAACAAAACTAGACTATAAAAAGCTTTTAATGGGGCACGAATTGCCCCAGACCATAGATTATTTATCTCTAGATATAGAGCCTGCTACACAGACCCTAGAAGCTTTAGAAAAAATATTAGAATCTGGCTATGAATTTAAAACAATAACTTTTGAGCATGACTTGTACGTAAGCAAAGACAACCTTATTATAAAAAATAAACAAAAAGAGATTCTTTTAGATAAAGGATATGTCTTGTATAAAGAAAACGTGTGCTCTCAAAATAACCCTAGGTTTCCTTTTGAAGATTGGTGGGTAAAATGATTTACATATCACTTGCAGCATACAGAGACCCATTGCTTCAATCCACTATAGACCACGCATTTAAAATGGCAGAAAGACCAGAGGAGATCAGGGTTGGATGCTATATAACTGTTCTTCCAAATACTTCGGGGGAAGAGGATAAGTATGGGATAAAAAATAACCATGGTGGAAAAGTAATGTCTACAATAGACTTTGCTGGAGAATGGTTTAGTGTATGTAAGGCTAGGAACTTAGCTAATCAGTGGCTTACTGAGGAGTACGATTATGTACTACAGATTGATTCTCACACAAGATTTGAGCCTAATTGGGATACTTGGTTAACAGAGCAACATAAGAAAATAGATTATCCAAAAGCAATAATTGCTGGTTATCCAAAACCTTGGTGGCCAAAGGGTAGCCCTGAACAATCGTATAACTTAGAGGATGGATCCTACGGAATGAAGGATCACTATAATGATACGCTTTTTGAGCAGACTAGCTTTAATGTATTTGGATCTAGAGGAGAGTTTTTAAACGGATATGAATTAAAGCCGGTACATTACTACGTTAAAAAACAAGTAAAAGAAGGTCTGGATAGGGGCTGGTACACGTCTGGTTGCTTCTTTTTTGCTCCAGCAAAATATGCTATAGACCTTCCACAGCCCGAATGGATTGTTTTTTGGGGTGAAGAAGTCTATAACAGTATGCGTGCATTCACTCATGGGTGGAACGTATACATACCTATAAAAGTACCCATACATCACTTATTTCCAGGATACGAAGTTATTCAAAAATCTAATGTTCCTAAATTAGCTATGAATAAGCCAAGTCAAGATTTTCCAGAAGAATGGAAAAAAGAAAAAATGGCTGGAACAGATCGATGTATAGACGCCATTGCTGCTGGAACTATTGGGCCTGAGCATTTTGGTACTGAACGGCCTATTTCTGAGCTCTATGAATACCTAGGATATGACCTATCTGAGATGTTTCCTAAGTGGCGAGAAGAATATTGGCAAAGACACGGTAAATAAAGCGCCTTATACTGTCATACTATGCCTATAGATTTTCCAGATACCCCCACGCTCAATCAACAGTTCACTGTTGGTGAGACTACTTGGTATTGGAATGGATCAGTTTGGCGCCTTTTAGTATCTGAAGGTGTGCAAGGAGATTTAGGACCTACAGGGCCTATTGGACCAACAGGTCCTACCGGTCCCGGCATAACCGGTCCTACGGGCCCTACAGGGCCTGGAATAACCGGCCCAACAGGACCTACTGGACCAGTGTCTACAACTCCTGGACCTCTAGGGCCTACTGGACCTACTGGACCAGAAAACGACAACGTAGATGGTGGCGTTCCAAACTCGGTATACGGCGGCGGCATTACTCTCAACGGCGGAAATGTGCAAGGAGTTTAAATGGCAGTAAAGATTCAGTTTAGACGAGGCACTGCTTCTGAATGGAACTTGGCAAACCCAATTCTTTCTCAAGGTGAAGCAGGATTTGAAACAGACACCGGACGTTTCAAAGTAGGTAACGGTTTAACTCCTTGGAACTCATTAGTTTATTCCTCAGGTGTTACTGGACCAACAGGACCTACACCTACAGTTACAGTTGGTACAACTACAACTTTAAATCCTGGCGTAAACGCATCTGTTGCAAATAGCGGAACAGCAACTGCCGCAGTTTTAAATTTTGGTATTCCTCAGGGAGCTACAGGCCCACAAGGAATACAAGGACCCACTGGTCCTACAGGTCCAACTGGAGCTCAAGGCATTACTGGTCCAACCGGTGCTGCATCACAAGTTACTGGACCTACCGGACCTACAGGCCCAACCGGTGCACAGGGAGTAACTGGCCCTACTGGAGCCGCATCAACTGTAACCGGTCCAACAGGACCGACTGGTGCACAGGGACCACAAGGTGTTCCTATTACACTTGTTGGTAGCGTAGCTGATGTTGCAAGTCTTCCATCCACAGGAAACGATATTAATGACGCATACATTGTGGATGCCGATGGAGACGTATACGTTTGGGATGGAACACAGTGGTATAGCGCAGGACAGATTGTTGGCGCAACCGGCCCAACTGGACCAGATGGCGCAGATGGCGCAGATGGCGCAGACGGTGCTCAAGGTCCTACCGGTCCACAGGGAGATTTAGGCCCTACCGGTCCATCTGGAGTTATTTCAGTAACTGGTCCAGTAACAAATACTGGAACCCCTACAGCTGCAGTACTCGGTCTAGATCAATCGCTACTATCTATATCTAACACACAAGTAACTGGTCTTGGAACCGCTTCCACAAAAAACATACCTGTTACAGGAAATGCTTCAAATACTGAGGTTGTATACGGAACCGATACTCGCCTATCAGACACCCGCACCCCTACTGACGGCACCGTAACAACAGCAAAGATTGTTGATTCTAATGTTACTGAGGACAAATTAGCAACAAATTCAGTTACTACTAGTAAGATTGTAGATCTAAACGTAACAACTGCCAAGTTAGCTGATCTTAATGTCACTACTGGTAAGATTGCTGATCTAAATGTCACCACTGCAAAGCTTGCAGATGCAAGCGTTACTTTGGCAAAGCTTAACTCAAATGCCTTTACAAATCTTGCAGGAAACCTAAATCAAAGCCTATCTATAGTAGATGTTGCCCCAAGATACGGAAACACTACGGGAACAATGTCTAGCGGAACTGTTTACTTCTCAATGTTTACCCCAATGTGGGCAGCCACTATAAGCTCAATAAGTGTGGTTTCCGGAACAACTCAGGCAACTGGAGCAACGCTAGTACGTTTTGGTTTATATACGGTTGTAAATGACACAGCAACACTTGTAGCCCAAACAGCTTCAGATACAACAATCTTTAGTTCAACTAACACGCTGTATAACAGGGTGTTTAGTACAGTTGGCGGTCTTCCAGCAACCTATACGCTTCAAGCAGGAACTCGATACGCTATTGGAATCATTATAGTAGCAACTACGCCTGGAAACGTGTACACAGCTTTTGGTCCAAACCCATCTGCAATCAGTACACTATCACCAAGAATTACTGGAGCAGTGGCTCTGCAGTCAGACCTACCGGCATCAGTAGCATCGTTTGCATCAACTACCGTTGGACCTTGGGGAAGACTATCATGACAACTAAAGTAAGCTTAGGAATAGACCCTGCCACAGGCGCAGAAAAATTCGAAGTACGAGACGACGAGGGAACAGTAATAGGTTACGACCTAGTATTCCCTGAAGAATAACGGCCATCGGAGGGCCAATGAAAATAGCTGTATACACGATTGCATTAAACGAAGAGCAGTTTGTAGAAAAATGGTATCAGTCAGCAAAAGAAGCTGACTATCTACTAATTGCAGATACTGGCTCTACTGACCTAACTAAAAAATATGCCAGGAACTACGGCATAAATGTCATTGACATCTCTGTAAAACCTTGGCGTTTTGATGATGCTCGTAACGCTGCCCTTGCAGCTTTACCCAACGACATTGATATATGTATAGCCTTGGATATGGACGAAGTTCTAGTGCCTGGATGGCGTTGGCACCTAGACCGAATGTCAAAAGATACTACCCGTCCAAGATACAAGTACACGTGGAATTGGAATGAAGACGGAACTCCAGGCCTTCAGTACGGTGGAGATAAGATACATGCTCGTCACGGCTATCGGTGGAAACACCCAGTTCATGAAGTATTAACTACCGACCGTATAGATGAGATTCAAACCTGGATAGGTTTAGAGATTCACCACCATGCGGACAACTCAAAGCCTAGATCTCAATATATGCCCCTTCTTGCACAGTCTGTAAAAGAAGACCCGTATGACGATAGAAATGCCTTTTACTACGCTAGAGAATTATTCTTCTATGGACAATTTGATGCGGCCATTGAAGAATTTAAACGTCACCTATCTTTACCAAAAGCGGTATGGAAACCAGAACGAGCAGCATCTATGAGGTATATATCTAAACTTATGAAAGAATTTACAGAAAAAGAAGCTTGGCTTAAGAAGGCAGTTAATGAGGCTCCCGATAGAAGAGAGCCCTATGTAGAACTAGCAAAGCTGTACTATGAAAATAACCGTTGGTTTGACTGTCTAGATGCCGCAGAAAACGCACTTGAAATTACTGAAAAGCCCCTAGAGTATTTATGTGAGGAGTTTGCCTGGGGTTCTGCGCCCTGGGACTATGCGGCTATAGCGGCCCATAACCTAGGTTTATCGGATAAAGCCATTCAATACGGCACTAAGGCCGTAGAATTAAACCCGAATGATCAACGCCTAATAACAAACTTGGCTTTCTACACTAAGGAGCACCCTCTTGGCGACAATATATAAAGTCCTGGGTCAGCTGGCTGCAGCTGCATCTAATGCTGGAGAAACCCTATATGCAGTTCCTTCTGGATCCTCAGCCGTAGTATCTAGCATCACAGTCTGTAATCGCGGCACAGCCGCAGCAACCTATAGAATTGCTATACGAAAAGCTGCTGCCCCATTAGCTAATAACCAGTATCTTGTTTACGACACAAACATTCCTGGTAATACTACGACTAGCTACACCCTTGGAGTTACTCTTGCCAGCACAGATGTAATAACAGTTGCTAGCGCATCTACAGCTAACCTAACCTTTCAAGCTTTCGGCTCTGAGATTTAGGGGCTACTGTGGCTATAACTAATAATGGCCAGCCTCAAGGCCCAATACAATTTACAGACGCTGCCTCCGGAGCACGAGTATTTATTGGAGGCACAACTCCAACAACTCCTGCCCCAGGAGATATCTGGATAGATTCTGATGTACAGAATAATGCTGGAAAAAACACTATATCTGAAACCACATTATCAACAGCCTCTGTGTCTCTTACAGTCCCAAACTCTTATAAAGACGTATGCCTAGTACTAAAAAACGTACAGCTATCTACAAACGGAGACATACTTGTCAGATTAAATGCTGACTCTACCGGAGCCAACTATCTTGGCGGATCAGCTCTACACACAATTAGTTCTGTAAAAGCTGGCGGTAACAACCTTATAGTAATAACCATACAGGAGAGCCAGGCACTTACTCCTAAATTTTCAAGAATAGAGGGAGTATACGTAAACTCCTCTAATGCTTTAGCCTCTGTAACTGCTGCAGGTGGGTATAGTCAAACTACCTCATTAACAACAATTAATTTAGCAACCTCAACCGGCACCTTTGCTGGCGGAACTGCAACCGTATATGGAGTTAACTAATGGCAATTAAAAGATGGAATGGAACAACTAGCTCCTGGGAAGCATTTGGAAGTCCCCAGGTAAACATTGCTGCTTTAGGTATAACCGCAGAATCTATTGGCGCAGTATCAAAAACTAATGGATCTATGACCTCTTCAAGCACTAGCTTGACCGCAGTTAGAAATATGACGGTATCCACAAGTGCTCCAACATCTGGTCAAGGATCTGATGGAGACGTCTGGCTGCAGTACGTATAGGACTAACAAATGCCAGGTTCTATTAAAAATGGCGGTATCTGGAGATCCGCAACCGGTCTATACATAAAAGTAGGCGGTACTTGGCGTACCGTCACTTCAGCGTATGTAAAGGTTGGCGGACAATGGAAGCAGTGGTTTGCTTCTAAAATTCAAGACGCATTTAATAGG